ATTATCTTAGAAAGCGACGCGAGAAAGTCAAATTGGATTCTGTTTCACCTCATTCTGCTGAGGTTGAAACAGCAACACACGAGAATGTTCATTTTAGTGATGATTCTGCGGGGGCAACTGAAATAGTGGAAACTTATATTGATACATTGAGGGACCAAGCATTAAATTCAGATGCAACTTTGGATCATTTCTTTTCTCGTCCAATTAAAATCCATGAACAAGAATGGGGAGTTGGCAGCCCCTTGTATTTTAAAATTGATCCATGGTCGTTGTATTTTCAAAATGCACGAGTCATTAACAGAATTTCCAATTACAAATTGATGCGAGCCAAATTAAAAGTCAAAGTCATTTTAAATGGTAATGCTTTTCACTATGGAAGAGTGATAGTTAGTTATAATCCTCTTCGTCAACAAGATGAGTTGACTGTGGATAGAGCATTCATTGATTCTGACGTGGTCGCAGCTTCGCAAAGACCACACATTTGGCTTAACCCAACTACTTCCACTGGAGGAGAAATGGAATTGCCTTTCTTCTTCTATAAGAATTTAATGGATATTGTTGGTCAAGATTGGAACCAAATGGGTGAATTGGTTGCACATTCTTTACAACCTCTCAAGCATGCTAACGGTGCCACTGATGATGTGACTGTAAGCGTTTTTGCTTGGGCAGAAGATGTGCACTTTTCAATTCCTACTCAAGTCGAACCTGGAGCAATTGCTCCCCAATCTAAGGAAATGAATGACGAATATGGCAAAAAACCGGTTTCACGAATTGCTGGTGCCATCGCTAAAGCTGCTGGTTATTTTACTGAAATACCTTACATAGCACCCTTTGCTACTGCAACTCAGATAGGAGCTTCTGCAGTAGGATCAATAGCAACTTTGTTTGGATATAGTTCTCCTGTTGCGTTGGAACATTGTTTAACTCGTCCTACGGGTAAAACCACTATGTCTATAACCAATATGGAGAATGATTCCTACAAGTTGTCTGTTGACGCCAAACAAGAACTTTCAGTTGACCCACGGGTTACTGGGTTGTCTAGTGAGGATCAAATGACCATCAAATACGTAGCTAGCAGGGAAAGCTACTTAACAAATTTTCCCTGGCAAGTTGGAACAGCTCCTGAAACGTTGCTCTTCCAAGCTGTAGTTGATCCATCTCTTTTCGACAAGATTGGCAATGAACATCATTTTACCGCATGTGCATTTGCTTGTATGCCTTTCAAGTATTGGCGTGGAAGTATGCAGTTTAGGTTCATGGTTGTTTCTAGCGGTTACCATAAGGGCAGACTTAAGATTGTCTATGACCCCGAAGGTGGCATTGGTAGTGCCGAGTACAATACGGCTTACACCACAATCGTTGATATCAGTGAAGAGACCGATTTTTCCATTGACGTTGGTTGGGGACAAGCCACGACTTGGAGACGACATCGTGGTTTGCAAGGATCTATTAACTACGGAACGGCACCTTTGGGGTACACTTCTTCCTCAACTACTTTTGGTAATGGAACCATTTCTGTATATGTTGTAAATGAGTTGACGGTTCCCAACTCCACCATCAATAATGACGTTGAAATAAACGTTCTTGTAAAAATGCTTGATGATTTTGAAGTGGCAGTCCCAACTGATGACGAATTGAAACTTTTACGAGTGACTAATAGCACCATAACCACAGCACCACAAAGTTTTGAAATTTTGCCTCAGTCTTCAGAAATGACTACCATATTACCATCTGACGTGCCGTCAAAGGACACTATGGCAAATAAGACTCCTGTCAATGATCCTTCTTCACTTGTACATTTTGGTGAAGTTATAGGTTCATTTCGTCAAGTTTTGAAAAGATATTCGTTGTATGAATATCTTGCACCTACATCATTGGTGGGTCCTGTCTTTTTGAAATATGATCGTCCCCATTTGCCTTTGTTGCCTGGATACACAACAGATCCTGTTTCTACAGGACCACCGTCTTACGCATTGGTTGCGGGTGATTACACTTTTGTAAATATGACCCCCCTTCGCTATGTGTCCATGGCATACGCAGGTGTGCGTGGAGGAGTTAGGTACGCTATAGATACTTCTCCACTTTTAAATCGAGATCAAAACACTACTGTTTTGATTGCGCGATCAAACACTTTTGATTACGCTGGATCGGAAGCTTCAAGAATATCCAAGAACACGGGTACACCTTTAGGTGGTATACTGAATTCTGCTTTGCGATCCTTTAATGGTGCTATACAGCACCCAACTTCTGTAAATCCAATGGTATCGGCTGAATTGCCGTATTATTCGGAATATCGATTTATTCCCGCAAAAAGGAAAGATACCAGTACTTTTATGGCACCTGACCCTTTTTCTACGTCTTGGTATACTTTCATTCAGACGGATTCATCGGGAAGTAATGACCAATGGTTGCCGTCATATAATGCGGCAGCAGAAGATTTTACATGTTTCTGGTACTTGGGACCCCCAATTTTCTATAGGGAGTCCTCTTATCCGTCCAGTTAAACATTTGGAGACACACACTCCGATTAATTAAATGTAGCTTAGAATTGTGCTAGGAGGAAAGAACAATCGCCGAAACTACTCCAGGAATGGCCCCTGGAACGGTTGTCACGGTTAAATGACAGTCGTCGACCGCAAGGTATGAGTTTAATATAGTACACAAATTTTTACTCTGACTTCGGTCGGAGGTTTTTAATGTGTGCCATAACTTCAGAACTGCGGTTGGTAAATTTGTACTACTCAAGAGAAAAGAAGGGGAGAAAATCCGTTGCACTTTTTTCTTGTTTTACTG